CGAAGAATCCAACTACCAAATATCAAAGGGCGCTCTGGAGGTGCTTCGTGAGAACAAACTCTTGTTGAGCCATGACGCATTCAACGGCGCGTGGAAAAACCAGAAAGCACATGCTCGCTGCAATATTGAACTAATCACCCACCACTTCCCAAGCATGAGCAAGGAAGAACAGAAGCGGGCGGGTAGAACCATCAACAAACTTAAACAGCAGTATGGGATTGCGCTATGAGCATCCACGAGCAACAACTCTGCACGCCACTTGCTGAGAAGATTTACAGGGGAGTCTGTCAGCGCGAGGGCTGCGACAACACATGGGAATCTCCAACGACACACCGGAAATTCTGCAAGACACCTGAATGCGATAAGGCAAGACAACAGGCCCTCTGGCAGAAGAACAAGAAGCCTCGAAACGGAGCACGGAGACCAAAACCCAAGCTAGACACTACCCTGAACAACAAATTTCTCATCATGCGATTCTGAGGTAAGTAATGATAGCCAATCAGCAATGTAGGCCATATGACCCGAATCTTTTGGAGTATTGCACCACTGACAATCAGCGGGAGATATACCGAGTTTACGGTGAGTGCGGCTCGGTGCTTAACGATGCAGCCAAAAGGCTAGGCAGGGACGTGTCTGGAGTCAGTCAGGCCGTTCGCCGGATTCAAAACAACGCACTGAAAAACAAGTATTCGCTGCTGACTGAGCTTATCAAGGCTGACCACGAATATACCGAGGAGGAATTGATCGAGATTGTCCGAGCGATGAAGTTGGAAGATCCTGAGAAATTCATTACTCGCTCGCACTTCCGCGCCACCACAAAAATACCAGACTCGTCATGGACTCATATCTTTGGAACCTTTGAGGAGTTTGTCAGGCAGGCGAAGTTCTCACTGTCGCGTCAACAGCACGGCATGGAAAAGAAGGTCGCCGCGCACAAGTCCAGGGACCACTACGCAGACGGTAACGAGCGGCACGAATGGGCGGGTGCTTACCTGAGAGACAGCGGAGACAGATATAAAACCAGCATCACCTTCAGCGACACACACGATATTTTAATCGACCCGTTTTATCGGAGAGTTTTAGTTGATGCTGTGCGAAGGATTCAGCCGGACAGGGTGATTATGAACGGGGATTTGTTCGACCTTGCCGAGTTTGGACGTTTTGCTATCGACCCTCGAAACTGGGACGTGGTTGGTCGGATTAAATCTGTTCACTCACTGATGGAAGATTTGAGAGAAGCCGCGCCGGATGCCGAGTTCTGGTTTCTGGAGGGCAATCACGAGTTTAGATTAGTCCGTCACCTGATGGACGAGACCCCCGCAATGAGGGCCGTTCTTTCTGACCTACACGGATGGGACACGAAGAAACTTCTAGGCATTGAGAAGTACGAAATTAATTACTTGTCCAAGGCCGATTTGCGCGCCAGCAAGGTAGGTGAGATCAACAAGGAGGTCGCCAAGAGCTACAAGCTATTCGACGACTGCTATCTGGTAGGTCACTACAAAATGCTGAACATGGGCTATGACGGAACCAACGGGCACGACCATAAGTTTCAATCTTGGCCCGTGCGCAAACTAAATGGCGGCTCAGGCACTTGGATGCAACTTGGTTGTGGTCATATCACTGACGCAGAGTATTGCAACGCAGAGCTTATCTGGAATCTCGGCTTTGCCATTGTCCACACTGACACTCTGACAAAATCGGTTAATCAGAACTACATACCAATCACAAACATTGCAGAAGTTGGTGGCGAGTATTACTACCGCGAACTGAGCGAAATGGTGGGCGCATTTACAACCAGCCGCGCCCAAACTTACAACCAGACGCAGTATTAGCCCCATAGGAGGGAGAGAGATGGAATTCGAGAGCTTTGAGAAAATCGCAAGACTGAATCGCGGGATTGTAGTTACCGAAAAAATTGATGGCACAAACGCCCAGATTGCCTTTAACGAACAGGGAGAGATGTTCGTCGGGAGCAGGAACAGATGGATTACACCCGAGAACGATAACTTCGGTTTTGCTAAGTGGGCCTTCGAGAACGCTGACCAGTTGCGAGAGCTTGGCGAAGGGCGACATTTTGGCGAATGGTGGGGCTCGGGAGTTCAGCGCACCTACGGGATGCAGGAAAAGCACTTCTCACTATTCAACACGGGCAGATGGTCAGAGGGTCGGCCTGAGTGCTGTGATCTTGTTCCGTTGCTGTACGCAGGAAACTACAGCGAGCAAGCCATTAATGATTGCCTTGAAGATTTGCGCGAAAACGGCAGCAAAGCTTCGCCCGGTTTTATGAACCCAGAGGGCATTGTGGTTTATCACGCGGCGGCCAGAAAGCTATTCAAGGTAACGCTCAAGAATGACGAGCAACCCAAGAGCATGGCTGCCTAATGCAAGGAACCTTCTGGATAGTCAACAGCGACGAGAAGTACGGCAATTTTCTGACCGAGCTTGCCGACGAGTACAAGAAGCACCGCTATCTGAAAATCCAAGTCAGGAACGGCAAGAAACGCACACTGAATCAAAATGACATGAGCTTTGAGCAGTACACCAGAATCGGCGAACAGTTGTACGGCGGTGATACTGAGTTAGCAAGGCGTGAATGCAAGCTGGAAATCGGCGTACCAATTTTGAGACGCGACGAGGAAAAGTTCAGAGACATTTACGACAAGTATTTACGCTCGGCAAGTTACGAGGAAAAGATGGAGCTTATGGGGATGATGCAGGTAACAAGTTTATTCACGACCACACAGCACAAGGAATACATCGACCGGACTTTTGACAAGTACGCTGATCGTGTTCAGTGGGGTGATTTGTCCCAGGGGCAGAGCAGATGATAGCCCTAGCCTCATTCGTAGCAGTTCCCTCTGGTCTGTACATGCTCCAAGTCTTTTTGCGGAGCTTCCAGCAGAAGAACGTAATCGGCGGGCATCTGTGGGCGATTATTCCGGTGAGTATTCTGATGACGTTTTCAAACAACTACATCATTGAGTTTATATCGAGTAACGGCAACTCGTGGGAATTGACTTTGGTTATGGGAGTCTGCGGCGGCTTGGGGAGTATTTTGGCGATTAAATTACACGGGAGATTGTTTCGATGAGAAAGATTCTTTGTTGGCTCGGATTTCACGATTGGCGAGAAGCAAACCAAAGAAGGATGTGCTGGCGCTGCTATAAAATTCAGAAGCTGGAGTTTTATTCTAACCGAACATCTGAATGGGTTGATTTATGAACTACTCAATATCAATCCCCGCTGAGACTTGGGACAAGGTAAAGCCAGAGGATAGGAAAGACTTTCTCCGAAGCAACGGCGTACCAGTTGGCGAGACTGGCTGGACTTCGGACGTTGGTATTGAGCTAAAGACAGAGAATGGCAAATCGACTTGGGTGTATAGCTGGAATGATTAAAAAGCCGCGCAAGAAGAAGTGCAAGGCTTGCGGTGAAGTGTTCCAGCCCGAGAGACAGTTTCAGGAAGTGTGCAAGCCGTTTCCTTGTTCGCTGGACTTGGCAAGAATCAAGGCGAAGAAAAAAGAGGACAGGGAGCACAGAGAGCGCAAGAAAGACCTAAAACCCATTGCTCACTGGCTGAAAGAAACGCAGTTCAAGGCGTTCAACCCGTACATTTTGAAAAGGGACAAAGAGCGGGGCTGTATGTCATGTGGAACCTACGACTGCGAAGAGTTCCACGCGGGCCACTTGAGGTCAATCGGAGCCGCGAGTCAGCTTAGGTTTAACGAGGATAATTGCTGGAAACAGTGCTCGAAGTGCAATACGCACCTATCCGGCAACCGAGAGCAGTACGAGATTAATTTAAGGTGGCACATTGGTAACGAACGAGTGGACGCGCTAATCAACGACAACACGACAAGAACATGGACACGGGAAGAACTGGAAGAAATGAGAAAAGTCTATCGGGCAAAGATCAAGGAACTGGAGGCGCAACTGTGATCTATCAAAAAAGATATATTAACGGCAATTAAGCGGCTTTACATATCAATTCTGACATACGCAACCGGAGCCCAAATGAACCCAATACGCGCAATCAATCCAAACAAGCAGCGCATTGATAAGCTGATAGGCATTTACCTTGATTCCCTGGTGTCGCTCTCCAACGATGCCGGATGGACGGGCGAGAGCATGTTATCCAGACTGATTCAGTTCGAGGGAGAGATCCCCGCGCCCACAAGGAACGACCAGTCGAACATGACGATGATTAACGCCATGCAATTCCTGCGGAACGAACACGCCAAGTGCGGCCTGATTCGCAAGGTAATCAAGGAGCAACTGGGAACCTACCTGAACTCGAACAAGGTGATTGCCTTGCTGTCAAAGCACTACTATCGAGGGCTGGTGGATGGCACCGACAGGGTGTTCTCAGACCGCGACAGGATGCAGAGAATCGGCAGGGCTCCCATTGGCCTACCTGATGACTTGGAGGCCGCACAGACGAAGTGGGAGAGCGCAGAGAGGGCGTATCGGCGGGATATTCAGGCAGCCTATGGTATTCTTGCGAGCGAGATTGATCGGGAAGAAACGAGGGGAGCAGCATGATTCTGGAATCCATTTAACTGTAATTATATACACCTGTACGTATTGACAGTGTTGTCCGTTTTCTGTAGACTTTCTGCTAGTGTGGAGATTGAACTAAATCCACCCGCCACATCACTCCCCTGAGATCAACTAGCCGCCAAGTGCGGCTTTTTTTATGCCCATGAAACCATGCCCGAACCACTAGACTTCCAACTGCTGTTCAACATCGCAGCCACGGCTTGTAGCGTCCTGTTTGGATGGATACTCAAAACGATCTGGGATGAAATCAAGAGCTTGCAGCAGTCGGACAAGAGCATTGTCGATGAACTGAGCGCCATTAAGGTGCTGGTTGCTGGCAAATACGTGACACGGGATGAATTACAGGCAATGTTCAACAAGCTCGACGCTAAGTTGGACGGAATAGGGGTGAAGCTGGACAGGAAAGTGGATCGGTAATGAAAATCACTGAGCTTCTTCATCTCCATGAGGGATTTAGACGCTTACCGTATGAGGACACTGAAGGCCACTTAACAATCGGAGTGGGCCATAACCTCGAAAGACCCCTATCTACTAGAGCCATTGAGACCATCCTCGAGGATGACATTAACGAGGCTAGGGGCGAACTGGACAGGATCTATCCCAAATGGATTCACTTAACCGAGACAAGACAAAACGTCCTGATTGACATGTGTTTCAACATGGGCGCTCCGCGATACCAGACTTTCAAAAAGTTTTGGGAAGCTCTCAGACGACACGACTACAACGCAGCCGCAACTGAACTACTTGATAGCAAATGGGCTGGACAGGTGGGCGAGAGAGCGACCCGATTATCCAAGATGATGCGGGATGGCTAGATTCCTCCGCATTGTTCTCTGGCTCATTGATAGATATTTTTACGGATGGCCTCCCATGAGCGCGTTCAAGACAGCATTCATTGCTCAAGCTGTTGATGGTGGCTGGCAGCTCACTCAAGAGCTTATCTATTACTCTGATTACCTACAGCGGGATATTAAGGTTCCTGCTGACTTCTTCACAGACTTAGCGAGCGTTCCACGTGTTGCTCGTTGGCTGGTTCCGGTGGCAAATGCCAAGAATCGCCGCGCTGCTGTTGTGCATGACTATCTCTGTGACTCAGTAATCCAAGCAGCCTACGGAATTACGCAGGCTCAGGCTGATCGTGTATTCCGCGAGGCTAATGAGGTTTGCGGACTTAACACTGTCCAACGCTGGGGCATGTGGCTACCAGTCAGGGTATATCAAGCCTCGAAAGGACTATTCAAATGACCCCAAACTTCCGAAACATCCTACAGATTCTAGCCGCTGTCATCATTGTAGTGGTGCTGACTGTATTCATGACTGGCTGTAGCAACACTATGGCTGTACTGGACGGGGCAACACATGCTTGTGGGAACGTGCATATTGAGGGCTTCTACACTGACACTCAGGGCGATGTGATAGTCGCTAAAGCCCCTGATAACTGGACGCCGGAGCAAGTTAAAGAGTTCTGCGCGGGCGCTCAGTGAGCTCGAACATTTTTGACCCAAACGATTACCAAGAGTTAATAGGTAAGGTCTTTGTTGAGAGTAAGGGCGAGCACATGAAGCTCAGCGGCATCGTTCTGGCGGAAGACGACTGGTACTGGTGGATGACCCCATTAAAGTGGCCCCATTCATCAAAAAACCAGCGGCTTTTGAGTTGCGTTGGGGATCTTGAGCAATGGGGATTCGTTCCCCTTAAGGGATTCGCTAAGTGACCACTATCGCCGCAGATCCTGTGACTGGCGTAATCGCCTACGAGTCAAGGATTACCCGCGGCGACTATATTCTTGATGACGATTGCGACAAATGTGTCATAAGGGACGGAATAGCATTCTTCGTCGCTGGTGACGTGGCCCACGAGCAGCAGTTCATCGACCAATACCCAGACGGCAAGATTGATAAACACGCTGACCTAGACGCATTCGTTGTTATCGACGGGCAAGTAAACCTTGCTGGCGTTGAGGAAGGCCGCATCTGGTCAATGCCCCTGAACAAGCCTTACGCAATCGGCGTAGGTGGCCCAATCGCTGTTGGCGCAATGGCTTACGGCGCATCAGTTGAAGACGCTGTGCAGATTGCCATTGACCACACTCAATCATCTGGCGGCAAGGTCAGGACATTCAAGCTATAAACGATTGACCGAGCTTGTGAAGAAACAACTCCCATACAGCGGGATCCATGTCTCTGTCACCAGCTTCCCACTTCTGCCAAGCATTTAAGGTCTTATAAACCATCAGCGCAGCCTGGGATTGGGTAAGGCCCGCATTAGCACGGGCCGCCTTGATTTGTTCGGGTGTTGGGGATTTCATGCGTATCTAGCCCTCGCTCGCTCGCTCATCTCGATTGTAATGGGTGATTACTTTTCGCAAGCGTCTGAATATGCGCGGGCTACTTCTTCGGCAATAAACCATGCCAGAGCATTAAGCACCTGCTCGGAATTGTCGGAGTCGTTATAGATTGCCTCTGCTACTTCTGATTGGCTGTAATCGCCATTTAAGCAGTTAAAGCCCGCGATCATTTCAAGCGCGCCAGATTGTCCGAATTCTTTTGCCATTTCTTCTGCGTAATCCATGATTGCCTTGCGGTGCTTTTTGGCGAATTCCACAGTATCTGTGTAGTAGATGAAACCGTGAAAGCCTCCATCTATGCCGTGGTTTGCGATGTCGATGGCTGACTCCTTGAATGATTCAGCGCCTCCAAGTTGTATTACTACTGCGTCAATCAGTGTCTCGCTGATGTTTGATTGTGCTTTGAATGTTGAAATCTTCATGGTCTATCTCCTGAGTTTTCGTTGTTTGTAATGGGCCATCCGCGGGTTGGTTAAAGCTCGCCGCGACGTCGTAGAGCAATCGCGTGCAACGCTATGTGGATTGGACGCATGTACTTGCTAGGCGATCCCATCGATGCGCGGATCCACTCGGTGGACTCTTTGTTAATCAGTGCTAGGTATTCTCGGTTGTTCATGGCCTGTCTCTTATCTGGTAACTGCCAATCAGTTACTATGGGATACAGTATACAGACATTGTATATTATGTAAAAGGGATTTAGAGATATTTTCACTGATCTTTTATACAGTAGTTTATCGACACTAGGAACACTGAATGGCTGATTACTACGTAAGCTCCAAGTCCAAACAACAGACTGGCAGAGAGCTTTTCTTTAAAGGCGATGCAAGAACCATCGCTGTTGACTTCAGTACATGGGCAGACGACAACTCAAACGTATCTAGCGTGACCTGGACAACTGAATCTGGTCAGGCGGCAATATCAAGCGAGTCCCTATCAAGCAATGTAGCCACTGCTCTAGTAACAACATCCCAATCAGGTAGCTCAATGATAAAGCTACTCGCTACTGACGGCACTCACTCAATCGCCTTCTACGTAAGAATCTACTCTAAAGATCCTCAATCTATAAGTGATGACTATGGAATGGTTCAGATATAGTCAAAAGTGACAATAATTGGCACAAACTGACATTAATTAGCCCTTTTCACACAATTAGTTGGAAAAACCACAAAAGGATTGGCTGGAATAGGGGGGAAATGTGCCTCAAACACGGGATTATATCAATGTCAGAGCTTTCGGACGCTGTTGATAGGGCAAACCAGCAGGGGAGTGACGATATTGCGCTCAGGGCTCGATGCGGCCTTATACAGCGCTTTATGGATCGCGAGAACGCCAAGACTATACACATGATACTTGACCAGGCTATCGCCACTGGCGACCTGTTGACCATTGAGGCACTAAAGGCTTTGGAGTATGTGGACGCTGCTCCCGAGCTTATGCCCGAGCAAGATATTGAGCACTGACCACAACATATAGTGTTCGGCCCATCCTGATTACCCTCAAACAGCCTAAGTGCTTGATTTCCCTAGAGACACTAATTCCAGTAATTAATATTACCGGAAATAGCGATTCGGGGACACCAGATATGGGGGGGGTACACCCTCTGGGACGAGGACTACGGGGGTGTTGGAGATATTGTCAGACACCTCCCAGACACATTTTCAAAATTTTTTTCAGGTGACTTATGGCATGGGACGGCCCTCCCGGCAGTAACGGCGCTCCGAAGGGGAATAAGAACCAGTCCTCTGGAAAGCCTTGGAAGGACGCTATCAATCGAGCCCTCACGAAGAAGGGTAAGTGTGAGCAGGCTGAAGAACTTTACCTGATCGCTCGTGAGGTTGTTGAGGCGGCACAGGATAGAACAGACCCTAATTTTGCAATGGCGGTGAAGGAGGTTGGTTTACGACTTGATGGAAAGCCAACTGAGCACATCGCGCTTGAGGGAAATACTTCCCAAGCACTTATCGGAATATCCGCAGCTTTTGCTTCGCTTGTCCGAATTACCAACAGCGGAGAGGTTATCGACGGAGAGATTATTATGCCGGATCGATCTTTACTTTCTTCTGAGATATGCGTTGAAGCGGAAGGACTTGGAGAGGGAGTGGATCTTCCAAAGGTGTCGGGAGGTTCAGGAGAACCCTAACGGTCGGATTGATATCTGGGCGCGTGAACATTACAAGTCCACGATTATCACTTTTGGCAAGAACATTCAGGACATTCTCGCGAGTCATGGGGAAGACCCTTTGCCTGAGTGGAATGGTCGAGAAGTCACGATAGGTATCTTTTCGTTCAACCGTCCTGCTGCGAAGAAGTTTCTAAGACAGATCAAAGTTGAGTTCGAGGACAACCAAGAACTTAAACTTTTATTCCCCGATGTGTTGTATCAAAACCCTCGCAAGGAGTCCTCCAAGTGGTCGGACGATGAGGGGTTGGTAGTAAAACGAAAATCCAACCCTCGCGAGGCGACAATTGAAGCCTCTGGTTTGGTGGATGGTCAGCCTACGGGGATGCACTACGTCATCAGGTCTTATGACGACGTGGTGACTCTTGAATCTGCCCGTTCGGTAGAGATGATCAAGAAAACCACCCAGGCATGGGGCTTGAGTCTTTCCCTCGGCACTGAGGGCGGGTTTGACCGTTACGCCGGGACTTTTTACGCCGACGGGGATACTTACTCAGACATTATTGAAAGGGGTGGGGCAATTCCCAGAATCCACCCAGCGACGGATAACGGACTTTCCACCGGGGAGCCTGTTTTATTTTCTAAAGAGTATTTGGATTCTAAAAAGTTCGCCGGGATTTATGACTTTTCTTGTCAGTATTTATGCGACCCCATCCCCGATGAGAACGCCTACTTCACGAAAGACGATTTCCAGTGGTACGACAAGCCCCCTGAGCATTTAAGGCGCTACGGCGCTTCAGACTACGCTGTGAGCGAGGGTAAGGGCGACTTCACCGAATTGGGAGTTTGCGGGGTCTCCTCTGATGATCATATCTACATTTTAGATTGGTGGTCGGGTCAAACCACGGCAGATGTGTGGATAGACCGTCAAATCGACTTATGCAAAAAGCACAAGCCTACAAAGTGGGCCTCGGAAGCTGGAGTTATCCGAAGGGCCACAGAACCGTTTCTCTTAAAACGAATGAGAGAGCGGAAAGAATACTTCACGATGGAATGGTTTCCAGCCATTTCCGACAAAGCAGCAAACTGCAAATCCTTTCAAGCACGAGCAAAGATGGGGATGGTTCACCTTCCCCGAACTGATTGGGCGCAAGACCTTGTTGCCCAACTCCTCCGATTTCCGAAAAGCCGCCACGACGACAAAGTCGATGTGTGTGGTTTGTTCGGTCGGATGCTGGACGGGATGCACGGCGCATTTGCACCAAGCGAACCCAAATTGAGACTGGTTTCTGATTCCTACGGCTTTACCGAGGAAGCGGAACAGGAATGGAAAACGGCATGATGAAAGAGGACGGTAAGTGATTACACCGAAAGAGCAGGTAGAGCGGTTTCTAAACGACACTGACTATGCCCGCCGTCTGTCTCAGAAATGTCGTGATTACTACGACTCGAAACAGTGGACGGAGGAGGAGGAGAATAAACTCCGCGCCCGTCGTCAGGCTGCGATTGTGGTTAATCGGATTCGCCCGAAGGTTGAGGGGCTTGTTGGGCTTTATGAGTTAAGAAAAACCGACCCCAAAGCCTTCCCCAGAACCCAGAAGCACGAAAAGGCCGCGCACGTCATTACCGATGCGCTCCGGTTTGTGACTGAAAACAATAAATTCGACCTTACTCGCCTAGCCGTCGCCGAGGAGTTTTTCGTCGAAGGTTACGGCGGTGTATTCACTGGAGTTAAAAAGACCCCACGCGGGATTGAGATTGTCATTAATCACATCCCGTGGGACAGAATCTACTTCGACCCCCACTCCAGAAAGAAAGATTTCAAAGATGCCCGTTTCATGGGCATGTGGGTGTGGATGGATGAAGACCAGGCTAAGGACACGTTCAAATTAAGCCAGAAGAAGATTGATGAGATTCTGGACGCGCCTATAGACGGGGAAGAAACCAACGCTGACCGCCCTCGCTGGTCAGTAAGTCGTGAAAGACGGGTCAGGATCGCCATGCACTTCCACATAGTTGGCGGTGTTTGGAAGATGACTGTCTTTTCCGGCGACACAATCATCAAAAAAGAACAAGACTCTCCCTTTGTCGATGAAGACGGAACCCCAATCAACCCGATTGAACTGGTTTCGGCAAATATCGACCGTGATAACAACCGATATGGGGAAGTAGCCAGTTTTCTCTCCCAACAAGACGAGATAAACCACCGAAGAAGCAAGTTTCTACACCATAACTCCACGCGACAGACTTTTGGCAACGCCACAGCGGTAAGTGACGTTGAAAGCGTGAAAAAGGAGCTTAAAAAGCCCGACGGACATATTCAGTTAGAGGCAGGGGCCAAACTTAACGAAGATTTCGGCATTTTACCGACTCAGGATATGAGTCAGGCCCAGTTTAACCTCTATCTCGACGCAAAAAGTGAACTTGATGCGGTTTCTTTCAACGCCCAACTCGCCGGAGAGCGTCAAAGCGGCGAAATGTCCGGTCGGGCGATTGAGAAACTCCAAGCCGCCGGAACCATTGAGCTTAACCGACAGTACGCTTTGTTAAGAGCGTTTGAAAAACGTGTCTATGAGCAAGTTTGGTACAGAGTTAAGCAATTCTGGAACGAAGAAAAGTGGATTCGCGTCACCGACGACCAAGACGATTTGAGATGGGTCGGCCTTAACGCACAGGTCACGGCGCAAACCCTGCTGTTGGAAAACATTCAAGACGAATCTCTCCCATTACAAGCGCGTCAACAGTCAGAGCAGATCCTCCAATTGCTTTTGGAGACTGAAAACCCTCGTCTCAATGAAATTGTCGAAGTCCGCAACCCAACCTCCGAGTTGGACGTGGACATCATCATCGACCAATCCCTCGATGTCATAAACATCCAGCAAGAGCAGTTCGAGCTTATCGCGACCTTCGCTCAGAAGGGAGATATTGACGTGATCGAGTTGATCGAACTGTCTCAACTTCGAGGGAAGGACGACCTTATCAAGAAATTGGAGAAACGCCGCGCAGCACAAGCTCAGGCCGAGCAAGCGGCACTCCAGCAAGACAAAGAAATCGAATTGGCAGAAAAGACCGTAGAGCTTGTTCACAAGAAAGCGGAAACAGCCAATATCGAAGCGGATACCCTATCAAAGCACATAGGGGCAATTACTCAGCAGTTAGAGAATCAACAGATTCAGAGAAACCCTGATAAGAATCCGCAAGTAAGCGTTTAGTAGTTCCGTCGCCGGGAGTTCGGGCGTAAGTGGTCGCCGCACGTAATCGGGTGTTAGGTAGGAAAAGATGACAGACGAAGATACTGATGTTTTTGATGACGTTGAGGAAGACGTTGAAGTAGAGACCGAAACCGAGACCGAAACTGATGTAAAGGATGAGTCGAAAGACAAACCCAAAGAGGAAGCATCAACCTCTGAAGACGAAAGTAACGATGTTGTCGGACTTAGAAAGGCAGTCCAGCGCGAACGAGAGCGTCGCCAGAAAGCCGAAGCACAACTCAAGAAGCAGGAAGCACCCCCTAAAAAGGTTCCTGACCCAGTCACAGACCCTCACGCATTTACAAACCATGTGTCGAGCGAAACTGACATCAAAATCCTCAGGCTAAAGATCGAACAGTCTCAGGAAATGATGCGCGACCTTCACGATGATTACGATGAGTCTGAGAAAGTATTTATCTCGCTCATTTCCGATGAAGACGGAAACATCACTGACAGAAAACTTCTTGATCAATTCAATGCCTCGGTATCCCCGGCGAAGTTTGCTTACAACAAAGTTAAAGAGCACAAAAAATTCCTCGAACGAACCTCTGATGATTACGAAAAGAAAATTAGAGATGACGAGAGGAAGCGACTTTTGGCTGAGTTGGAATCAAAAGGTCTCGATGCGACAGATTTGCCTGACTTCACTAATGCAGCGGCATCTGGCTCGAACACCGACCCCTTAGATAAGGACACAGGAGATCGTATAGATGCCTTCGATGACTAACGAGGCACTAAATGACATCAGCAACAATCAATTCGGGTAATAAAACTACCCGATTCCAGAAAGAAGTCCGACGCGAATACGTTCGTGACGGCGTTTACGGAGATGCGATCGGCAACGATATCAACTCCATCATCCAGACAAACAAGAACCTGAAGAAAATCTCCATCCCTCTCGTCGGCAAAGTCGGCGGGGCTGGTGTAACTGGTTCTTCGCAATTGTCCGGTAGTGAGCAGCCACTCTCTAACTACGCTCAAACAATGCAACCGACGTATTACCGTCAGGGTGTTTTGGTTGATAACGAAGAAAACGAGCTGGCTGAATTTGATCTGTTCCAAGAAGCACGTCCTGCCCTGATGGATTGGGCGATGGAGCTTAAGCGCGACCAGATCACTCAGGCGCTCGGCGCAATTGAGGCAGGTGGTACGTATTACAACTACGGTGGTACTGGTGGTGCTTACGGCGCAACTGCTGCTTCTGCGACCAACCTGGACACGTGGAACACCAACAACGCTGACCGCATTATCTACGGTAAGACGATCAGCAACTACTCCGCTGGCGACCACACAGCCTCGCTTTTGAACATTGACACCACCAACGACAAGATGACCGCAGCACTGGTCACTCTTGCCAAGCGTCGTGCCAATCTCGCGCGTCCGAAGATTCGCCCTGTGAAACTCGGTCGAAACAAATCTGCTGTTTACGTCATGTATATCGGTAGTTTTGGTTTCCGCGATCTGAAGCAAGACTCCACTATCGCTCAGGCTAACCGTGAAGCGCGTCCTCGTGATGTGAAAGAAAACCCCATCTTTGCTGATGGCGATCTTTTCTACGATGGCGTGATCATCAAAGAAGTCTGTGATATGGACGTGTTCATTGACGGCGGCGATGCTTCAAACCCGTATTCCGGTGTTTGGGGTGCTGGCGCTGCTGGTGACAGCCTTGCAACAGGTGGTAACGGTGGTACTCGCGTAGGTGTTGCGTTCCTGTGTGGCGCTCAAGCGGTGGCCTTTGTTATGGGTCGCAATGCTGAGTTCAAGCGTCGCAAGGAAGACGATTACGAGCATCTGAACGGTGTTGCTGTTTCTATGAAGCACGACATCAAGAAGACGTTCTACAACAACAAGCAGCACGGCATGGTTACTGTCTTCCATTCAGCCTCGGCTGATGCGTAAGGAGGGCTTATGGCTAGTAATAGACCACTTCCCGGTGATTTAACCGTCACCGGGCAAGACCAAGCCTCGCTTAATGCTTGGCAAGGTAATGTGACCGATCTCACGAACGAACTTCAATCAGACCACGCAACTAACATTGCCGTGATTGCTGCATTGAAAACCGCCGTGAACGCGATCATTACCGCCGCCGCCGCAACTGGCGCAGCAATTGGAGACATTGGAGCAGTTACCTCTGTGACAGCATCTCCAGCCGCGTCACTTTCCAACTCAACAGCACTCACGCTTTTAAGGAGCTAACATGGCTGATTTAACTTATACAGGCACTGGAACCTTTAGGCGTGCAAACACAACCACGCTTGGTAAGGGTGACGCTGGTAGTGTCAAAAACTTCACCTCGGTGATTGAAATTGCCGCTGGTGCAACGGTCGGTCAAACATGGAAGATTGGCCGGATTCCCTCTAACGCCCGACTCACAGGTTCTTGTGAGCTTTATTGGGACGATGTTAGTACAGCATCGCCTGATTTTGACATCGGCCTTGCCTCAGTAAATGGCAATATCACTTCCGACCCCGACGCAGTAAACGACGGTCTGGACGCGGGTACTGCTTCTGCTGGTGTGAAGATGATTAAAACCATCGACAACATCGGCAAACAGGCTTGGGAATATGTCAACGGGCAAACAACAGATCCGGGCGGTGAGCTTGATCTGTATGTGAGCAACACTGTAGCAACGATAGACGACGGCGGCACTTTGGTTGCTGACGTTTATTACACGCTTGACTAACCTCGCAACAAGGATACGGGCCGTAGAGATACGGCCCCGACTTCTCCAACACCCAGAAGTTAGGTACGAAGTAACAGATAACTGCAACGCCAATTGCATTATGTGCCCTCGGGACAAGCACGACAGACCCCACGGCATAATGAATCAGGAAGATTACGAAAGGTCGATTGACGAAGTCGTTAATTTGGGAGCGGAGCAAGTCACCCTCACAGGGTTTGGCGAGCCTTTGCTTGATAAGAATCTCGAAAAGAAAGTGGCCTACGCCAAATCCAAAGGGCTTAGGACTTATTTCATTACCAACGGCTCCCTATTAAGGGCCAGAGCGGAAAAGCTCGCAGAAAGCGGCTTGGACGAACTTAGAATCAGCTTTTACGGTATGTCCGCTTTGACATACGACGCTGTAATGCGCGGCCTCCATTTTGAAAAGACGATGGAGGGAATTCACAAGTTTTTAAGGGTGAGGAAGGGGACGAAAGTCCAACTGTCCTACCTTCAGTTTGACAACAACGAGCCCTATCAAGAGTTCTTGGATTACTGGGAGCCTCTTGTTGACTATGTTGAGGTTTGGAAGCCCCACAACTTCGGAGACGGTCGAGACTACCGACTCAGGGAGGGGGTGAAAAAGTCCTGTGGTAGACCAAAATCAGGCCCGCTCCAGATTCAATGGGACGGCACGGTAATCCCTTGTTGTTATGACTACAACAACGAGATTGTTTTGGGGAACGCCTTCAGGACTCCGGTTATGAGCGTCCTTCACGGGAGTGCTTACAACGACCTCAGAGAAGCGCACGAGACCGGACAGTTTGAGAGATTCCCTTACTGTGATCAGTGCGACCAGCTTTTAGAACATTCTGATTCACTTCTTTACACGAACCGTCACAACCTCCCAAAGAGCGAGGCGGTGAAACTTTCCAACACAGACTTATCGAGGCTTTCTTGAAACGAATTGCAATCGTAGGCGGTACGAAATCGTGGGTAGACGCTCCTTATGAAGATAAATCATGGGAGATTTGGGTAATAGGAAATCAGGTTCAGCAATACGACCACAAACGGGTGGATCTGATCTTTGAGATACACAATGACTTTTCCAACAGAGTGGAAGGGTACGCACAGTGGTTGGCTGATTTCAAATTCCCGATGGTAGTGGGTGAAGGGTTTCCCTGTAAGAACGAATTAACCGAAGTGTTCGACTTCAATAAAGCGCGTGAAATGATGTCGGGGGATTACCTGACTTCAACTCCGTCTTACATGGTCGCCTATGCGCTGTATTCCAGACCAGACCTTGAGGAAATAGGTTTCTGGGGCGTGGATATGGCAGTAGATGACACTGAGTATTTCTACGAGCAGCCCTGTGTCCAACGGTGGATAGGTTTCTGTAGAGGAAGGGGGATAAAAATCACTCTCCCTGATGGCTGTCCTTTGGGTGAGCCGCATTACATGGAAGGGGTGACTGCGAACAAACCAGAACCCCAACACCCGTATTCAGAGCAAGACTTTTTAGCAATGGCGAAACGCCACGCCGATAAGGTCGCACAGATCGACGCGGAATTGTTCACCCTCCAATTAAAGAAAGCCGCACATGACGGGGCTCGTCAGTGCTATCAAAAACTCTCCCAAGTGGGCAGGGCTACCGATGCCGGGCAGCAGTTCGGTGAGTTAATTCAAACGATGAGGACTTTATGAAATTCCAATATGTAGGTTTTGGGGAATCCCCGCCTGTAACGATCAACTACATGAGCAAATTCGAGTTCACGCTGAACGGCCCCGCTGTTGATGTCACGGACAAAGAAGTGCTCGCAAAGATCGTTGGGCACAGTTGCTTTAAATGCGTGAGCGAAGAAAAAACAGAAGCGCCAAAGAAAATGGGTCGTCCTAAAAAGGTTGCCGATTAACAGTGGCAACACTCGCCCAAGTCCGAAACACGGCTGCTGGCTTACTGGGTCGGCACACGCCAGGTCAGGCCATTAACAATGCCCTCCTGATTGAGCTAAACCTCTGCTATGACCGCGTGTATGCGCGTCTAAAAGCAAAGCGGCTGAATACGTGGTCGAGTGCGGCGAATACCGTCATTCCCGACGAGGTAGCCGATCAGGTTGCAGCGATGATGGCGTTTTCCGCAACGGGCCAGTTTGCCGTTTCTGAGGAAAAGATGAACCGCATTCGGGAGAAGAACCGCACGGCAATTTCGGAAATCATGGATGTTGTGAATCCAAAATACGATTCTTTGGACTCTCCAGAAGACTTCTAGTGGCCTACTTACCCGTAAGACTTGCAGGTGGCACTCACAGGCACACCGACTTGAGCCTGTCCGCACAAAGGACGATTAACTTCTTTCCACAACATCAGGAAGCGGGGAATGAAAAGTCTCCCTTTGTTCTTGAGTCGTTCTACGGATTGAAGTCTTTCGCAAGTGGGACAGGACTTGATAGGGGCATGTTTGAGCACCTTGGAGTGCTCTACAAGCTCTCTGGGACAACCTTGTACTCTGTGTCCTCTGCTGGCGCTCTAACGTCTCTAGGGACGATACCGGGCGACTCACGCGCAGTCTTCGACGGGCTTGGCTCCAGTGTCGTAATTACGGCTGACGGTGTGGCGTATGAGTGGGATGGAGCAACATTAACAGCAGGAACAGACCCCGACTTTGAAACGCCCAACACAGTAACGGTCATTAACAACCAAGCCATTTATGACGGCGGCGGGACTAATGGTAGGTTTGTGGTTTCTGACGTGGGCCTTCCGCTTGATCTAAACGCATTGAATTACGGAACCGCTGAGTCAAAGGCTGATGCCTTGATTCGCCCCTTCGCCTTGGGGACGGTGGTTTATATGTTCGGAAGCAAAACCATTGAACAATGGTGGAACAACGGAACCGGAAACCCGCCATTCCAGAGAATTGAAGACGGCACAATCGCCGTTGGTCTTGGGGCGCAAAACTCCATTGCGAACGATGACGAGTTTATCTACTTCTTCGGAGACGATAACCAAGTTTATTTGTTAAACAGCACCGTCCCGACTCCTCTATTCCCCCTGACCATCGTTCGCGAGATTAGAAAGTTCTCCGTCAAATCTGACGCGATTGGCTGGACGATGCAAATAGACGGACAGTGGTTTTACGTCCTGAAGTTCCCAACAGCAGACCGGACATTTGTTTACCCAAGAGGGATTAGGCGAGACGTTTTGGGTGAGGTGTTTGAACTTTCCTCTGGAGTGGACGGTGGAAGGTATCTGGGAAACAGCTACGCCTTCGCTTTTAACAAGCATCTAGTCGCTGACGAGTCTGGAAACATTCTTGAGCTTGACGAGGACACCTACACCGAGAACGGCGAGGTGATACGCAGAACGCGAACGATGGCCCCGATTCATGGCGGCTTGTTTGGAAAGCCCGGAAAAGAGATTGAGATAAGCACCTTTAGGCTTATTGGCGCTACGGGAAAAGGACTTACCTCTGGTCAGGGCTCAGATCCCGAAGTGATTCTCCAGTTCTCCCAAGACGGCGAAAACTTCTCCACAGAGATTCGCGGAGACGTGGGACGACTTGGGGTTAAGACAGTGATTGATTTTGAGATAGGCCAGTCTTTCGAGACGTGGGTATTCAGGATCACATCAACAGACCCCGTGTATTCAAATTGGCACTCTGCCGGAATCGAGGCTTGGATAGGAACATAAATGTCAATTCAAAACCCGGCCCCGCAGAAAATACCAACCGCATTATTTGTCAGCCCAGAAGCCAAGTCGTACCTGTTAAAGCAAAAAGAAACACTGAGGCTTTTAACGCTTACCGTTGATTCTCTGACCGATGGCTCTAGCGCGGACGCTCTACACCACCATTCTGGCTCAATCGCCGCACGGGTAGCCCTGAGAGTATGATACGACTCGATGCAACAACCAAGACGCTTGAGGTAGACCTTACCTCGGCAGTCACTACAACGCAGCTCCCGTTCACCGCTCATTACTCAGACATCAACACTTCAACTGCTTTATTAACAGCGGCTGGTGAGTCTGACGGAGCTACTAACAACACAACGGCGGTTACTCTTGTTTCTGCTCCGGCAGCCAGCACAACGCGCAAGATAGATTATGTCTCTATCTACAACGCTGACACGGTTGCCGCAGAAGTTACTGTTCAGCTTAACAATAACTCCACGCTCCGAGTAATCACCAAGCAGACAGTCCAACCAGGGGAGACTCTTGAATACGTCGATGGCGTAGGCTGGGGTCTCGCTGGAAAAAAAAACGAAATTATTTCGACGCTGAATAGCACCACCGCGACACTTGCTGGATCAGGGACATTCACCGGAACCGGAGAGCAGAACGACAAACCCGATTTGTTCGTTATGTGCATCTCTGACGTTTCGGGAACTTTGTTCTTCGATTTTTCCAACGACGGGACGAACTGGGACTCTACTTACCCAACAGCGGGCTTTGTTTGCTCGGCTGGTGTCCCTGAGGTTCATGAGGCGGTAAAGGCGGGGCGGTATTTCCGAGTCCGATACGTCAACGACTCAGTTGCCCAGTCTTATTTCAGGCTGACCACCTACTACGGGACGTACAGCGACCTTACGGCACCGCTTAACCAGTCGATTGCCCGTGATGCCGATGCCTCGGTAGTAAGGCCCACAAACTCGCAGGACGAGATTTCAATCGGTCTGCGTAGCGGGGTTTATCAGTTCAACAAGTTTGGCTACAAGACGAACAGCACCGCAGCAGGAGGGCAGGAAGTTGTTTGGCCTCTCTCTACTGCTGCTCTTACGATTTTAACCACCGCAAGCACGTACACAATCACTTATGACGGTACTGCTGGTGGTTCTACTGATGGCGCAAGCACTACGGGCGCAACAGTTCTGCTTTTCGATCACATCGACGAGAACGGTGAGCGGGAGCAAATAACCCACACTCTCGGGACTGATGGAAGTGACGAGACTGCGTTTACAGGACTTGGGATTAACCGCTGCGTCGTGACTTCCAGTGGTACGAACGATGTCAACGTCAGCGATATAACGATCACCGCCACGACAGGTGGAAGTAATCAAGCCTTCATCCCCGCTGGAGAGGGCGTTACTCAGCAATTGATTTTCCATGTCCCGACTAATGCAAGGGCTTTGGCGAAATTGCTCTACGTACGCTGCAACAAACTATCAGGAAGTAGCCCCGTAGTGACTTTCTACGGCTGGGTCTACAACCGAACCGTGGACTCCAAATTTCTTGTCTACCGAGAAACCCTGAGAACTGCGGATGATCGGCTAATTAACTTGATCGACCCGTGCAACTTCCCCCTATCTGCTGGCGATGTGTTCTATCTCACGATGGACACGGACACTAACAACACGGTTGCGGAAACACGGGCCAGCTTCAACATTTACAACAACGCTTAACTTAGATGCAATTTCATAGGCAGAGATATGGATGAACTAGAAGACAGAGATATCTACGGAAACATTGACGGGACTATTAATGTTACTGGCTCCCGTCCTACTCCAGTGGATGTCAATGCCAACATTATCGACCTTGCCACGCTCGGCGCTGCTTCCGACGGTGGAGTGAGCGCGTCTGGAACCTATTCAGGTGGAAGCTCTGGAGTGGGCGGTGGTGTTTCTGTCCCCGGTAATATTACGGCTCAGGTCGAGCCCTTTGTTAAGGCAGAGCTTGCGCGGATTCAGGAGCTTTACGACAAGGGGTTAATAAGCCCCCAACAGAAAGCGGTCAGAGAGGCGCAGGTAATCGGTGACGGGGCTTTTGCGCTCGGGATGGGTGCTGAAGAAGTCGCCAAGGCTGTTAATGCCGTTTACAAGACTTACGGTGTCGATGCCAAATTCGATGGGACTTCGGTTGTCAACCCGAACGGCAGTGTCAACGTCGCCGAAAATCCCAATATCGGCCTTGTCTCTCGACAGCTCGGAGACATTAAGACCGACAGCGTTCCTAAATCATCTTCTATTATTGATGCGGTGTCAGCGGGTATTAGTGTTGTCGGGGCCATTGGGGGTTCAGGGGGTGGCAGCGATACGAAGCCTGCAACCACGCCTCCTGTTACCACGCCCCCATCAACAGCTACGGCAGCGCCCCAAGGGATAACTATTGGGAACGGCTCTGGAAACACCCCTCCAGGTTATGCTGATAGCCCAACCCTGGCTGAATTGGGCGCGAATAACGCGACAACTCCTGTCAATACCCCCACTACAACCCCGACGACAAATCCCGTCACCACGCCAGACCCGAATAAAAACTATTCGCTGAGTGATCTGCCTGTAACCATTGGCGACGGTGCTGGCACATTGCCGCCCGGTTACGCCGACAGCCCTGCCGCGCCAACCACGGACAACACCACCAACAATGGTGCTCAAACTGACGAGCAAAGAATTGGCGAAATCATCCAGTCCGAAATGGACGATGTTGCCAAGAAGGAGGCGCTGCAAAACCTCGCAGACGAGAAGGGCATTAGCATGTCCGACCTCGGCGTTATAGCTGCTGCAACCTTTGGCGCTGCTGTTATCGGCAATCTGTTTGGCGGTAACGGTTCTGGGGGCAATGGCTCTGGCGGTAACGGAGCAACCGACAATGGCGGTACGACCACGGACAACGCCAACAACAATGGTGGAGACGCGGGCGGAACCGACTGGGCATCAATTATCGCTGGTGCTGGCTCAATTTTGAGCGCTTGGCTTGGATACAAGGCGGCGGGCGATGCGGCTGACGCGCAGGCGGCGGCGGCTAATCGGGCTCTGGATATCTTTGAAAAGAACGCCGGAATCGCCACCACCAAGATAAACGAATCCACTAACACCGCATTGAGCCAAATTGCCGTTGGTGCAGATGCCTCTAAAAAGAACATCACCGATTCATCACAGGCCGCGCGAGACGTTCTGTATAAAGGCGGGAATGTAGCTCGCGATGACATTATCTCTGCCCGAGATAGCGCTACCCAAACCCTGCTCGATGCCTTTGGGTTACAGAAGGACGAAATCAACGCCACCGCCATTGCGTCAAGTGCTTTGGTTAGTGCTGCGCGAGAGAAATCAGTCGCAGCACTGACAAGCGGCTTCCGCGATGCGATTGCAGGTGTTGAGTCCGCGCGAGACCTGTCCAACAAAATCATTCAGGACTCGACAGACACCGCAGAGGGGAAGATAGACATAGCCCGTGCCGGTGCTATCGCAGCACAGGATCGCGGCCTAGCGGCTATCAGAAGCGACTTCCAGCCCTATCTGGATGCCGGAAAAGTCACGGTTGAGGGACTTGAGAAGTTAATCAACGACCCCCAGACGCAGAGAGATTTCATCCTCAACAATCCTTACTTCGATGAGTTTGCAAACCAGACCGAAAGACGGCTGTTGGCGAATCAGACCGCGAAGGGTCGGGTCGGGACTGGCGAGACAGGGCTTGAGTTGAGAAACAGACTTCTTGAGTACGGGAATCAGCTATTAAACACCGCCATTGCCCAAAGGCAGGCATTGGTAAATACCGGAATCAATGCGGCGGCTAATGTCGGGAATGCCGAGATTGCCAGAGCGAACGCTGTTGCAGGAATTGAAAAAGCGGCGGGAGAAAGCCTTGCACAACTCGTCCAGACCGCAGGCATTAATAAAGCCAACATCACCACTAATGCCGGGAACACTATTGCCAATCTTAGCACTCAACAGGGTCAGGCCGTTGCGGACACTGAAACTCAGGCGGGCAAAGACTTGGCGACGATTGAATCCAATCGCGGAACCAATGTCGCTACGCTCACAGGTAACAGCGCCTCTCAGATTGCGAATGTTGGAATCACAGCGGGCAACAATCTGGCGACCATAGCAACCAGCACGGCAGGAAAACTCGCAGATTCATATACAACCGAAGGCACTAATCTCGCCAACATCAACACCGCAGCAACCAATGCCTCGGCTGGTCTTGAGGCGAACCGCGGGATCAACGAGGCCAACATCCTTACTGGTAACGCAGCCAACACCGCCGATGTGGTTCTGGGACAAGGTAACGCCACCGCAGCCGGAACGATTGGTCAGGCAGATCAGTTAAAGAACGGCCTTCTGGATCTCGCGACGATCGCCATCAACCCAACCAAATTCAATGTTTCTGGAGTAAACGCCTAATGCCTTTGGACGCGCGTATCCCCCTGTCTGGTAATTCGCCCAGTTTCTCCCAGCCTCTTGTTCAGTTGGGATTGAGCCAAAGACAGAACAGATTGGACGAAAGCAACTTAGCCTCGGCTGCGCAGTCTCGTGAGCTTGGCGCTCAGACCATGCAGCTAAACAACCAAACCATGCGGTCGAACAGCCAAACACTTGAGCAGCGTCAGAGAGAGCTTGATGCCAATGCCATGAACGCGATTGTCCTCGATATGGGAACGATGAAAGCCCTTCTCGATTCCGGCGAAGTGAAAACAGCCGGACAGGTTGGTATGGGCATTCGGCAAAGACTCATTGAAGCTGGGGAGGACGCATCTCGCTTCGAGGGGATTCTTCAGGGCATGGCGAATAACCCGCAAGCGGCCTCGGATTTCTTAGGGCAAGCGGTGAACGCAATGAAGCCCAAGGTGGAATCTTTGCTGACTCGTTCTGGAGCAAAACCGCCGGAGCCCAAGATACTAAACGACAGTCAGGTTTCTCCGCGGGGGCAGATTTTTGAAATGTCCCCTACCGGAGTTGTGACAGCCAAAGACGTTCCGGGCTTTAAAGCTGAAGCTGCCCCGAGCAAGAGAAGCATTCTGCAAAGAGTGCTCCCGACTGGTGAAATCCAAAGCATTCAATCTGATGGAGAGGGAAACTTTTTCGATCTTGAAAACAATCCTATTTCCGTCAGGGCGAACGAGCGGCTTATCGACAGCAACAGCTTGAGCGGTAGCACTGAGGATCTTGGGCTTGGGAATAATGAACTCACTCAGCTTCGGGATGCGGAAGTTGCAGCCAAGACCTTTATAGCAACCGCAGGGGATGCGCTAGACCTGCTCGCAAACACTCCAGACATAAACACATTCGTCGCCAAGGCCGCATCTGTTGTGAACAGTCTCCAACAGGAAGCAAAGGCGATTGGTCGCGCATTTGATATTGAGATAGACGAAAGCCTTCTTGACCCCGCCACGCACTCGGCAACATTCGACGATCTGGGCATTAAGAATGTTCAGATGCGAAGTCTTATCACTTCTCTTGCTTACCAAGCCGCAGCGGCATCAGGGCAGACAAGCAGAAGTGTTTCAGATAGAGACGTGCGCCGATTCATCGACGAGATTGGTGCTAATTCTGCTGACCCGAGAGCCTTTGAGCAATCCATTATGGATGTGGCAAGTCGGGTAGCGCGTGGCTTTGAGATTAATTACTCAACCAGGGCGCGAAAGGACTACGAAGGAGATTTGGGCCTTGGCTCGATCGGGGGCAAAAAACCACTCGATGTGAAGGCTTTGTCCGATGAGGAATTATTCAACTAATGACCGACGCTCTCAGCAAGCAAGCCAAGTGGCAGGAAATAGCCAACAGGGGGTTACAAGATAAATTCGACCCCCAGACTCGGGCGAAATTTGACGAAGCGGTTAGGCGCGGCCTGATTCAGTTTCCAAACCAGCAGGCAGCGAACGAGCCTCCCGTTGTAAGAAGCACCGAGACCGTTGGCGCTGTACCCAACTCCTTATCTGGGCCTGATCAACCAGCGCCGAAACAAAAACCCAAAACGTCGTTCGCTCAAAATGTAGTGGGTATTGGCGACGCAGCATTAACTCTGGCGCGAGGCATGGTCGGTGTTCCTGCTGGCGGTGTCTTGGGCTTAATGAAAGCCGCTAAGGATTTCATCACCGGAGAGGACGACCCGCTAAAGGCTGGCGCTGAAAGGTCTCAGCGAGTGCAGGGAGCGATCACTGGGGAACCATTTACCGAGGCGGGAAAAGACGCTCTAAACATGGTGTCCGAGCCCTTCAAGGTTTTGGGCGATGCCGCTCAATATGCCGGAGAAAAGACGTTAGACGCGACCGACAGCCCAGCCTTGGCGACTATCGCACAGACCGCTATTGAATCCGCTCCGATGCTGCTTGGGGCCAGAGGGAAGGGCAAGACCATTTCCGAGAGAAACGTCGATGTAAACAGCGTCATTCAAGAAACAAAGGCCGCTGGCCTCGATGTTGGCGCTCCAATAGTTCGCCAGCGAGAGCAATTAGTTGAGTCGGGAAAAACGCAAACAGGCGGGCAGGCCAACAAAGCACAAGACTTTAGTTTGATTCAGGGGGCATTGCAAAAGGCTAGAACCCAAACAGAGGCATTTGTTCAGAACATTTACTTCGATGCCAAGCGAAAAGATGCCGCAGTCAATACTTTTCAAGTAAAGGAACTGCGAAATGAAGTCAATTCCGCTCTCGATGAATTCATCATAGGAAAAGAAATAACACCGAAGACAATGGCCTCGCTGGAAAGATTGGACAAGATTTCAGAGGGCGGGCTGTCCACTCCGGTTGAGATACGAGAGTTGATGAAGTTCCGCATCGCGAATAACCGTCTGAGAGGATCTGACCCCACCGACAATGCTGGACTGGCAATTATCAACGGACAGGTTGATGCCTACCTTCAGGCGCAGGTAACGAAGGACATGGTTAGTGGCGATAAGACCGCCATAGCCAAATGGCAAGAAGCGTTCGAGGGAACCAAAGAATTCAAGGAAATGTTCGACGCGAACAAAGCCATTAAAAACCTGTCAACGAATCTCGAAGCCACTCCCGAAATGGCAAAGAACTGGATTATGGGCGCTAACTCTGTTGGCGCAAAAGCAGAGTCTGGTTTGGTGGTTAAGAGAATCGGGGAAATTATCGGAAAGGACAGTCCCGAGTACAACGTACTACGACAGGAAGTTCTGTTTGATATTGTCGAGCCCCTGCTGAAATCCCAGCCAAACTACAAAGCCTTTGCAGACAACTACGATAAGTTTGTCCGCAACAACATGACTCTTGCGAATGAATTATTCCCTGACTCCGTGGGGGAAATGCTGACACTTCGGCGCTTTGCCTCTGCGCTGGAAAAGGGTAGCGCGCGAGGGCTTGACCTGAACTTAAACCAGACCGTCTCCAGAATCCTGTTTGGTCACGAGATAGCCAAGGGCGCTGTTCGCGTGAACTTGGGCACAAACCTGATGAACATAGCGCGGAGCACAGTCGGCTCATCTCCAAAGCAACTCCTGATCTCAGACTTTACCGGATATGACATAACCAAGCCGCTTTTACCGAAAGCGCCTGGAGCCATCGGAGCTGTAACCCAAACCGCACAACAGAGGGACAAGTAATGTCTTGGTCGCCAATTAGTCTAGCCACACCCCAATACCAAAACCCCGACAACAACACCCCGTATTCTGGTGCTGTCCTAAAGGCGTATTTAAAGGGAACAACGACCGCGACCCCTATGGCGACAGATGCCACAGGAGCTACGACATTTACCTCTGTAGCACTGAACTCCGCAGGATACCCCGAGCACCTTGGGGCTATTATCATCCCTCATATAGACAGGGCTTATAAGCTGGCCCTGTACGCTGATCAGACGGCGGCAGATGCCAATACTCCGGCGATCTGGACTATTGACGGCCTCTACCCATTGACCGTGAGCGGCTCATTCACCACCGAGGACGCTGTTAGCAACGGCGTAACCTCTGTGCTTAACGTGACCCACGAGACCACGGGAACCCCTGTTGCTGGAATTGGTAGCTCGGTGTCTTTGATTACCGAGACTGCCGACAACAACAACGAGACAGGGACTATATTGGCTTCTGTCTCAACAGACGTTTCAAGCGGGGCAGAGGACTTCGACTTTGTTTTAAGTTTGATGGAGGCTGGCGCTGCTGCTGCCGAGCGATTCAGAGTCACTTCTTCTGGTGTGGTAACGGCATCGGGAATGACTTTCGGAGACGCTTTAACCTCCGGTCATTTGGGCCAGTTTGCCGCCACTACTTCATTGCAACTGAAGGGTGTTATCTCTGACGAGACAGGATCTGGCGCTTTGGTCTTTGCAGACTCCCCAGCGCTTATTACTCCTGATTTAGGCATTCCGTCTGCCATAGACATATCCAATGCGTCTGGAACCGTGACAAATCTGACGCTTGTAACTCCTGCACTAGGAACGCCGACAGCAATCACGCTGACTAACGCCACCGGACTACCTTTAAGCACCGGGGTCACGGGGAACCTTCCAGTCACCAATTTGAACTCGGGCACTTCTGCCTCAAGTTCTACTTATTGGAGAGGGGATGGTACGTGGGCAGCAGTACCGGGAGGGGGCCTTGTTCTGCTCTCCACCACCACGGCAAGCACATCAGCCACAGTCGATATAGAAACCACTTTCGACAGCACTTATGACAAATACGTGCTTGAGATCAGCGGGCTTTATCTAGAGACAGACGGTTCCTACTTAACCTGCCTTCTGAAAATCGGCGGGTCGTATATTTCAACGTCAACGTATTTTTATCATTACGCCACAACAAGCTCAGCCTCTAGTACGCCGGGTGGTGGCAATGCGCCAAACTCATCCAAGGTGGCGCTAATTAGAATGACTCCAGCCCTACTGACCAATGCCGTTTCAGAGACAGAGCTATCTGTTTTCATCGAGAAACCAACCAGTACCACCACTTACAAAAAAATACGGTGGGCTGGTACGGGGATAAACAACAATACACAAGACGTTTATGTAATGAGTGGCAGCGCTGCTAATACTGGAACTGGCGCACTAACCGGCCTCAGATTTGCAGCAAGCGCGGATAACATCATCTCGGGCACATTCAGACTTTACGGAATCAGGAACTCTTAATAATGACCAGATACCACACGACAGCACAAGGAAACGTACCCTTTACTCAAGCGGAAGAAGACGCGAGGGACGCAGAAGAAGCAGCTCGGGCCATTGAAGCCCAAGCAGAGGCCGCATTACAGGCTGAAGAAGCATCAAAACTTACCGGGATAGAAATACTCGGTGTTATGTGTTCTGCTACCAGAAACGATCAAAACGGCCTTGTAGCGGTAGCTTTAGAGTACAACATGAAGCACTCAGCAGGGCAGACCTTGGGTGACACCGTGTTCAAGTTCGAGAACGGCAATACACTCACGATTACTGATTCCAATTTTCCCTCAGTGTACGCAACATGGGCCCCGTTCAGGCAGTCGTTCTTCGCTCCGTAGGGAGTGGCTTTTTCTGAGGCTTGTTGAAAGCCATTCGCTTCAAAGTATCTTCAAAACGATCTTTGTTGCCTTTGGAAGGATTGGCCTTCGCGAAGCCTTTTACATCATCGGCTTCGCGGGCCTCCTCAAGGCTTAGGTATTTTCCGCGGGACATTGTAAATTTCTCCTTCCAAGAACTGCCCAAGCCTCAGTAGTATCTCTGAGGCAACTTGAACGAATTTTTCATTATGGATGCCAACAGCCCTGGGGTCCATCAAATCCAGGCGTTCCAGCCATTGGCGCAAGTTCTCAGAGACCCTTTCGGCCTCTTTCAGGGTTTCTTCTCTCCAAGGGTTGTATCCTATCACGAACTCGAAAATATCAATTTGATTAGAAATTATCTTGTTCCTCAGCTCAATCCCTTCGCTCCTGAGTCTCCAGAGCTCACTGATTGCTGCTTGCCGCTTTTTCCTATTAAAAATTTCAAGCTCAAGGCCGTCGATAGTGGTGGCCCTATCTTCATCTAGATGTTTTGCGGCCCTAAATAAGTTTACCGAGTAAACTACAATCCCGATAAGCGCCACAGCGCTTACAGTAACAGAAGCAACAAAGAGCTCATCCATCGCAACTTCGATTTTCCCAAGCGCGACCAGAACACAAAGTACCAGCGTGAAAATCACTGAAGCTATGAATGCGCCCGCAATGCTCGGAAGACCCATCGGTGCGCGGGTCATTTCCATGGCAAGATCGCGTAGTTTCTTGTAGTAGCCTGTTTCCATGACAGAATCCTACCCCATCCCGCCAAACAGGGGTTAGTCATGTCAAATACTCCTTACTTGAGTCAAGGGGATAATGTCCTCTAAGTTAATCACTGTACCAATTCCAGCCTAAGCAGCCAGTCAACTTATCGCGTTTTAAGTCATTGATTGTATTGATCTGCATTGTGTCATTTTGCCTATTTTGCCATGGCACAATTCCTGCCTTTATCCCAGCAACCACGCGCCTTCCCAGTGATTATAACCGCCTTACTGGGGGTCAAGTGGTCGTCGGTTCAAATCCGTCCGCTCCGACCATTACACGGGGGCTACAGGGAAGTAGCCTTAAACCCGTCTACTTAAATTCTACTTATTTTCTACTTATCCAAGCTCCATGCTTGCCTTTGCCTGAATATATTCCGGCTCTCCAGAGTCCAGATAAATCTTCGTTGTGTCTGCTTTCGTGTGCCCGAGCAGCGCCTGAATTTCGCTTTCTGGCATTCCTCGTTCCTTGTATAGCCTCGCTCCAAGCGACCTGATTTCGTGAAAGGTCGGGGGGTCTGATTCCCAAAGGCCTGAATCTTCCACCGCCTTTGCGAAAAAACGAGTTAGCATGTCGGGCTTAATAGAAACCGAGCTGCCTTTTGCTGGGCTGCGACATATCAGGTTTCGAGAGCCCAAAGACAGGGCCGATATTCTGCACTCCATGAATAGTTTCCGTAATGAAGCGCCAATCCGGATTTCGATCAATGCTCCCGTCTTGCCTCTCACCGCTTTGATCGTTTCCGCGCTGGCCTTCGGTAGTTTCCATGAGCATATAACCTCTCTCGGTTGCAGGGTAATCAGAGCCAATCTCATCGCCCGCTTGAGCCATGCGGGAGCCTCTTTTTCAATGGCGTAGAATTGCTCTAAATCCTTAATTCTATTGCGCTTTCTCTTCGTTTTCTTGGCTATCAGTATACCATCTGCGACGTTGAATTTCCTCATTCCTTTGCCGACTGCGAAGCGGTCAATCAGGCGCAAAAGAAAGGTGGCGTGACGCTTTCCGCCTCCCGAAAATTCGGCGTCTATCAGCTCGTTAAAAAAGCGAATATCAGTGGCGTTGTAGGTGGTCTGCCCGTACTTGCGGAACAGTTTGATCTTGCGTAGCTGCTCGGCTCGGTAACTGTCCGACCAAGTTAATCCAGGGACATGCTCTTTAACATATCTATCCAGCACGTCGCCGAAGGTGGGCCAGCTTGGTTCGAGGATTGACCTGATGGCAAAGTCAGCCTTGGCAAAATGGGCGTTGATTGCTCTCGCCGTGGAATTGGCTTTTTCGAGGTCTTTGCCGAAAGTGTAGGCTTTCTTCAGCTTAGGGTGGACAAGAGACAGGTATCCGCGAGAGTCACGCTTTACGTGCGGCTCCAGATCGCGGTTTTTGGCGTACCTTCTTCTGCCCACTATTTGCATCCCTCGGCCTCCAGAATCCTATCAGCTATCGTATTGCCAGTGGAAGGGGCTTGCAGGTAGACGAACCACAATCCGCCCTCCTTGCATCCGGCTAGTTCGCCTCGCTCAATCCGAGAGATGATCGTGCGGGGGTCGGGCCTTGACCCCTCGGCGTAGTTGCGCTCGATATACTTGCTGACTTTCTGCTTCATCATTCGCTCAGTTGGCTATCAGCCTTCTCCCTTCGGTGGCTCTGGTAGGGGCGTCCAGTGAGTTATCGTTTCGCTCTCATCAACATCATCGACCAGCCATTCGTCCTCCCATATTGCCGTAACGCATGACCGAACCGATGTTTTATAGATGGTGGAAAGTAGATATTGGCCCCATGTTTCCGGCAATCTCTCATCCACGCTTATCCACACGCCCGCTGGTGCTGCGCGGGTTCCGTGAGCCAAATCAGCAGGTATTTCTCCCGCCGCTAATCCTGATGGCATAAATTTCCGCTTCCCGCTCTCGCTATTTGTCATCACAATCTCCATTGTCTGTGCCATGTCATTCAAATACCGGAATAGTCACGACCTTGGTGATTTCCGCTGTGTTGATATCACCAATTCCGATACCGCAGTAAATCTCACCGCCTGAAAACTGCTTCAAGTCCATCCACTGAACTAATCGAATGAAGTTGTCTTCTTGTAGCGTGTAGTCAGACACAACAGGCTCGTATCCAAATGACGCGGGCATCCACTGGTCATAGCTGTTGTTAATGCTAGTAGCTGGCCCGACAAAGAACTCGGCAGGCATTGGCTGCTTCATGTACGGCTCACCGCCGATGATTCCACCGACAAAGATTTTTACCTTCTTTCCAACGTCTTCAGCCTTTGGCGTGTAGCGAATCTCAATCCGTCGGGAGTTGATGAACTCAAGTTTGAATCCAGGCTTCTCGGGTATTGTGTACGCCTTGAATCTTCGGGTAATCGTGCTTTCAAAGAACGGCTCAGAAACAATCCAGTAGGGCAGGTAGCAAATCCCACCCTGACCCCATTCAGTTCCCCAACTGTTGAGGACAATGAAACAGTTTCTTGCATGATCGAATCCGATAAAGGTCATCAGGTGTCCACCGATGGGTGGGTTGGTTGCGCTGACTTTCTGGTAATCATGGAACACCATCGGCCCCTTGAGTCCGTGGAGACTGCTCGTGACCTGCATGGCGAAGGTTGGTAAAAATCCTTCCTGAATCGCTGACCTGATGTTGTGTATTCGCTGGTCAGGATCTTCGTTCAACACCATTGGCTTAACGATAAACTCATAGCGATCTATCCGGTTTTCAAAAGCCTCAATTTCAAGACTCTCAGGTGGTACTGTGAACTCCTTGTCCAAGTCATAAGGATAGGATTCCTCAGTAGGAAACCCGAGCTTGCGACCGACCTTATAAGCGTTTCTGGGGCTGACTCCTGACTCGAACATCCTATTTTCGTAGAGCTTGGTCATCACGTAGGGGTACATTCTGGAGTATTCGGTATTGTCCCCGTTCAATTTCCCAAGATGCTCGACTTGATTGGTGATCCCATTCCACACACAAGTCCCTGCGCTGAGTTGATTCGGCACACTGAGGACTTCATCTGATCGGTTCAGGTACGGAACCAACTGATCTGGAGTAAACGGCGAGACATAGGGAATGTCCCGAAGGTCGGCAACCGAAGGTACAACGCCTGCTATTTCGTAGTTCATGTAATTACCTATTCGTCAGGGGTGCTAGGCTGCTTGCTTTCGAGCAGGAAGTGACTTGAAGAACACCGCCAGTTCCTGTGGATCAACCTGAAAGCAAGCCCACTTCGATTTCATGGATACCGGAACCGATACAGTATGTAACTTCCGAACCAACTCCCCAGGGATCAGAAAAACCTTCTCCACTTCTTGGTTTTCGCAAAGTCCGACACAGACAAAAAAGTCAGCATCTTGGCTCTGTTTTTTAAAGCTGAAACTCCATGCCCGAGAATCGAACCGTTTGGACGTCTTTTTCCTTCTGCTCGTCTTGACGTCCACGCCATACCCAAGGACATCAAAATCAATCTTTGGCTGAAACTTCACTTTGTTAAGATCCACCGCGAACGGAACCATCCGACCGAACAGCAATTCACCATGCGCGGCCAGCTTGTCTTTTGGGCTTCCGTATGTAGACTTGTCGCCAGTTACCGGGACGCCCTTTTCCTTGAGGTACACGTAAACCGTTTGCCAAGGTATTCCGACTTCATCAGCCACGTTGTGCAGATGCTTGTGGCGTGAGTAGCTTTCCGCGCACTGTTCTTTGATGTCCATATTCATCAAAATGGCACCCCCTCAAAATCATCGAATGCCGGAGCTTGACTTTTCCCCTGCGGCGCTGACTGACTGTTTCCTGTTTCTGAACCGGAAGCGCGGGAGTCGAGCATTTGCATGGTGTTTGCAATGATCTTGGTCGAGTATTTCGTAACCCCGTCCTTCTCGTATTTGTCGGTTTTCAGCTTGCCCTCGATGTAGAGCTTTGAACCTTTCTTGACATACTTCTCAACGACCTCCGCCAGCTTCCCGAAGATGGTTATGTTGTGCCACTCGGTATGGCTCTGCTGTTCACCAGTGTTCTTGTCCCTCCACTGCTCGCTGGTGGCTATTGAAAAACTTGCCACCGCGTTGCCGTTGGGCATATACCTAATGGTAGGATCGTCGCCCAGATTTCCAATCAAAATTACTTTATTAATTCCGTTGCTCATGTCTTAACTCCTGATTTGATTTTGGGCCAGCCCCGTGATGTCCTGGCGTCCCGGGTCTAAGATTGTTCAGCGACGACGCATTGAGCCTGTTCTTTGCCGAGCAGTCGCGCATGTTTTCTTTTTGCGATCCTATAAATATATGGGATGGGTTCACGCATTTCGGGTTGTCGCATTTATGACAGGCGTTCATTCCTTTGGGTATCTGCCCGTTAAACAACTCCCAGCCAAGGCGATGAGCAAAGACTGGTGAAGCGAAAACACCGCGAGACAATTTCCCATACCCGTGGTTATCGAGAGTGCCTTTCCACTCCCAGCACTCATTGCCGCCCTTTCGGTCGACATAACTCCAGAACCGAATATGCAAAGGGCTTTTTGTCTCCCTTGATTTGTTGTTGCATGAGATAGAGCAGTATTGCCTCGAATCCCATTGAGAATATGAATCCCTTGGATTCTTGTAGAACTCCCTGCCGCAACATTCGCAATATTTCGAAAACTGGCTTGGTTGTGATGCGCCCAATCCCATTACGCCGCTACCTCACTCAAACACTCATCAATGAAATGGCGCACATCGTCTTCGGTGTTCGCCTTGATGTAGTCAATGGCTTCCTGCGGCATATCCGTTAGTAGTTCTTTAACTGCCAGATCGTCGCCGGTTTCTGCTGCGTCTTCCATTGCAAGCTGAATGTCGGTGAGCTTGTGCCTGCCATCACTTTCCAGCTTGGCGGCAATCGCTTTGAACTTAGTGATTGAGCCTTTCTCGAATGAGTTGTGAAGCGCCGTCCTTACTCCCTCATCCAGCGTCGTTAGAAAACAATACATACAGAGCGCATCGCTGTTTGATATGCACTTGTCGTAATAGGCTTTCTGCTCTGCCGTGTAGCTGTTCATGGTCGGAGTGGTTAGTAGGGGTTCAAAGCCTTCATTCTCGTTCGACATATGGATAGCTTCTTCCATGCGACCAATTTGATAATTCTTGGGCCACGTTTTGAACGCCTGCCGGATTACCGCCTTCTTGGACATTTCTTCTTCGTCGGTTAGCCAAGTCCCCGCACCGTTTCCACCCTCCTTGATTGACTTCTTCCACGTCTCTGACCTGCCACGAATAGACTCCAGCTTTTCCTTGTTCATTATCGTGGTGAGATAATCCCCGCCAGCTTTGGCAACGCAGTAGACTCCAACAATCGGCCCCCTGGTCTCGTCGGTGGCGAACGCATCATAAATGTGAGTCGGCTTGAGTCCTACGCCGTTGTCCGTGAATGTGTCAGACTTTCTGACGACCCGCGCCTGAATCCATTCAATGGAGCCGGTGTTGGTGGCAATGTTGCAAAGCCCCATGTAGCTGGGCTCTAGGAATATCCGCGACTCCCACTTGTTGCCGTTCTTCACGGTACGGGGAATCAGATAAGCCTCCTTGCTCGCCGGATTCAAACTCAATCCGATAGCCGCGACATTCACAACAGCATTCACAAGAGAGTGCGGGGATTCGCTGGCGACCTTCATCAAGTATTCGCTGTTGCGAAGTATCTGGATGGCAAAGTCTGCCTCCTTGTCAAACATCATTCCCGATGGTTTGATCTTGTTGAACTTAGGCTCCGCGAAACGGATTACCTCAGTTAAACTTTTCGGTGCTTGCTCGCTCGCTAATTCGGTCATATCAATCTCCCAATAAGTCCTGCAATTTAACCGGCTGTTCCGGCTGAAATATCTCTCGAAACTTGTCCTCGTCCAGAATCTGCGCCATTACTTGCTCGTCATTCATCATCTTCTTTGCTGTGCGGTCTATTGCTTGTTTGTCTGGGTAGGTCATGGCTTGCCCTCCGCTTTGGCAATTGCTGCTCTTACAGCCTCGCCGACGTTATTGGTTTTGACTTCAGGGTGGTATAATCCGCAATGCTCGTAGCAAAGCTTTAAGGCTTCGTACATATCCTTACTTGCCGCGAATAAGTTGGCGTTCGCCTCGCCGTGAACAATTTCAGCAACACACTCGCCAAATTTGCTCCAGTGGATTTCGTAAATATCGTCTTGTCCATACAGCGGCCCACGACAGACTGCCTTCCACTCGCCCTCTGTAAACTCGCTCATAACGGCTCCCTCGATAGTCTGGACAGCTTCGCCATTTCTGCTGAAATGCTTTTATGATCGTCCATGAATCGACTGTCAGGATCGCTGTCGTCGGTTCCGTCCATCCATTCTGTTGGCTGATTCTCAGATAGGTATTTGTGAATAAGGCCGATCACAGTTTTCCCGACTCTCAGGCAAGCGTCTTGATGTGACTTACAAGGCTTGACGAGTGAATCCGCAATCTCCGCATCTTCAGCGATAGACTTCATAACCTCGTCCGGTGCGTCACTCAGTATTTCCCGAATCAAAGAGGGGACTGTGCAATACCCGCTCATCATTCCAATTCGTGCTGCTTCTTGTGCTTCTGAATAGCTCATATCAATAACCCCGCGATTAACAAAACATAGATAAGGCCGATAAAGCAGATGCCGCCTACTATGTCCTCGATTAGTTGTTTCATCTTCTCTCTCCCGTTGAATCCGCGATGACTCTGAAAAAATGGGGCCATACTTCAGCCCCTAGCTCCTAAGGGTTCGTTAGGCGCGCATTACGTGCGTGTGATTTGCCAGCGCCGCGATATGGCGGACAGTTTCAAATGCCTCGCCGTGGTGATGGCCCGAAACAATGAATGAATAGATAGGGTCTGATGCGTCTCCGCCAATCGCGCTGAAGTGGACATTTGCGCCCCACTTGTTGAGATAGATTGGCATGACAGAGTTGGACTCGATCTCTGTCTCCATCTGGTCAATCTGCTTTACTCCGAACGCCTTAATGAGCAAGCCGCGCTTCACTCCGATTCGCTGCGTGTAGGCTTCGAGTGCGCCCTGTGTGTCAGGGTCGTGCTGAACGAAAAAATCGCATCCCATCTTCATTTCCTCTCTGGTTGGTTTGCCCATCACACTTATGCTTTGTAGGACTTTCCCCTACATTCGTGGTGTGGTAGGTTTGCTGAATCTTGGGCGGCGATAGCAACCCATGTGCAAACGATAGCAAAAGCTATTAGACAATGCAATAGCAAATGCTATTAAATTTTGAAATAGTTGGAAGGGGGCGCTATGTCTGTGAAAAACATACGAGCGGATGGTATTCGGGCTATTGGGTTTGTGGCGTTGCTATGTAATGGCGATGGGTCGGTTGTATCTGAGGTTGCTGATTGCGCCGATACAGCCATATATGGCCTTATGGCTGACGAACTGAGTCGGGTTGCGGCGTTGTATAGGGGCGCTGCTTCAGAGCCTCTAGCGGCCCCTCAGAAGCTCTCAGGAGGCTAGTCGGACTTCTTCTTGCTTTGGGACATGGTGCGTAGGAGCCCGACAAAATGGGCTTTCTGGTCTTTATTGAGGAAATCTGCCTCATTGAGCGCCTTTTCGATCTCCTGAAAGGCCGATCCGCTGGTCGTGGCTTCGGTCTGGTCGAGACTGCCGCGCCTGAGCCCTATGGCTGACTCCAGGTTCCGAGCAGACTTTTCGCCAATAGATCGGTGTCCGCCAAGCATCTGGCGCAGATAAGTAGCGTCCAGCCCATGCTCTCGGGCAAATTCCGCTGTATTACCGTGGACTTCTGGCCGGATT